GGCAAGCTCCATTTGTAGTTTTTCCAAGCCTGCCGCCTGCGTCAAAATCAGGTTTGTGGCGGTCTTGTTATCCAGTCTTGCGCGTTGTGCAAAGTCTGATATATATCGACTACACTCACCTTCATAATTTGCAGCCTTAAAGGCTTCTGCCGCCGCTTGGCGTTCACGATACTCCGATTCAAATCGAGTCCATGTGCTGTAGATTTTGGCCGCGTGCTCGTCAATGTTGGCGATAAATTGAGTTTGGTTTTTTGTAAAATTATCAGCAATTTTCGCTTCATCTTTTACCCATGCTGTACCGTTCCATTTGCACGGTTCAGCAAGTGGTGCAAGTGCGGTTAAATTTTCGGGCAATTCACCTAGTGCGGTATGTTCTACTTTTTCGCCTGTTTCCTTGCTGTAATAGGTGCCACGATGGTCGGATTGATATTGCCAACTGTTATCTGTTCGCACAATGATAAAGCCTTGTTTCGGTTGTGGCGGTGCATCTAAATAACTGCCTGCGGAAAGGCTACCGCCTTCACTCACATATTCGGTGGCACTATGGCTGTAAATACCTTGGTTGTCAGTGCAATACACGATGATTTCACCGCTCTTTTCGGCAAAGCCGTCTTGATTAAATGTTATGGTCATGTTGTACTCCTTATTCGGCTAGGCAGATGTAATGATAGGCGATGTTGCGTGGGCGGGTTTCGGCACTTGTTCTTGCAACACCTGATGAGTCAAAATTAACCCATGAGTTTACAAAGTGAGCGCCAACAGCCCTTTCGTCAACAAGTACCCTCGTATTTTCATTCTCAAGACCAATATATGTAAACGCACCTCGGCGGAAAGCTTGATTTGGGGCTTCACCTAAAGCAGTACCTCGCCAAACTAGAGTTGATAAGCTACCTTCTACTCTTTGCATTGCGTCCCCTTGAGTCGACAACATTCCACGCCCTGCATCTACTCCACGCCCATTATCCAAACCACGGATAAATTCACCGCGCATGTCTGGTAGTTGCCCTGACGGATATTTCTGTGCCAATTTTGGATAACGGCGAGTGTCAAACCGCTGTCCATTCATGGCTAAGCAACCTGTTGGGACGGTAGAGAGCGGATAAGGGATAGGGATACCAATAAATAAATCATGTAAAGCATTAAAATCAGTGGCGTTCGCTTTTTTCCCGATTTCAGCAAGCAACGTCGCTTTTAAGTTTGCATCGCCTGCTAACGCGCGGGCTAATTCTTCCAACGTGTCTAATGCAGCAGGTGCAGAACCCACCAATGCAGCAATCGCCGTTTTCACAAATGCGGTTGTGGCGATTTGTGTGTTGTTTGTGCCTAATACAGCTGTAGGCGCGGTAGGGATGCCAGTGAATGCAGGACTGGCTTTTGGGGCGTAGCCTGTGCGGTCTCGGTTGATGCCGTCTACTTGGAATTTTAAATATTTGGTTCGATTGGCTAGCTGTTTTGCTTGAATGTTAATTACGCCAAGCTCTCCGCCTAGCACCTTATCTTGTTTTTCAATGAGATAAATATCTTCTTCCCATTGTTGTTGCTCAGTAATTTTTCCCATTTATACTTCTCCAAAAGTAAAGTTTCCGTCGAAATTGATCTCGCCATTCCATCGATGGCCTGCCCGTGTAAAATTGAATGCAACCAAATGACAACGTGCGGGGGCATTTTCATTTAAAATTCGTCGCACTTGTTTTGATTCTTCAATAGTAATGGGCTGATGTAGCACAATTTTGTATTCTGCCCAGTGCATTTCTTCATGCTCAAAGGTTTCTGATCCATCAAAATTTAGTTCGCCATTCCATGTTTTAAGTGATTGGTTTTCGATAATATCAACTTCGCCATAACCCACCGATGTCATGACACGGCGAATTGCTGAAATTGTCCCTTTGTGCTTGTGAATATGGATGCTATTTAAAATGGCTTGTCGTTTACTTTCTTCGCTCCATTCATCATCCCATTCATCTACAGAAAGTGACCAAGCAAGCCATGGCAAGAGGTTTATAGGGCAATTTTCAGCACTCCATAAGAGGCGAATAGGTACAGGAATTTCCGCAATTGCAGAAAACGTATTCGATAATTGTTTCTCTAGCTTGCTCGACCCTATGGGCAAGAGATAGCTATTCATCTCGGCCACCTACGTTGATTTGAATTTGTGAGCAATATGCAGCTTGGTGAGGTTGCACGATTAAATCTTCAAGTGGCTGTGTCAGTTTCACGTTCTGCACGCCTTCTTGGTGCAAGGCTGAATAAATACCTGAAAGCGTAATATCAATGCCAAGCAAGTGTTGCTTATTTGTATAATGGGTGATAGCTTGATTAACATTTGCCATGACAACACTTTCTAGTACTGATGGATAAAGTGTGAGGGTCGCTCGAATTTCATAAGGTAAAATCACCGCACTTTCGACCAATACCGTATCAGTCAGGGGGCGAATATGCTCAGCATTCAGCTTTTCTTTTACCGCATTAATTAAATCACTGTCGGCTGTTCCTTGCTCCTCTGTTGATAATATAGCCACTTTCACTGTGCCTGCATTTGGACTTGTTACATCAACGTCTTTTATTTTTGTAGAGGTAGAGAGTGCATGAAATTCATAGCTTGCACGACTGCCAGCCGTAGTTAAACCTTCTAATGACATTTGAATACGTGTGCGAAAACGTTCATCATCTTCATGTTGGGGGGGTATAGGCTGGTGAGCGTTTAAATCTTCCGCTTGAATGATTAATCGCTTAATGCCGAATAATGCCCCTAATTGGTCTAAATCTGATCCTGTGGCATAAGCAAGCATCACGGCTTTAGCAGATTCATTAATATGCGTTCTGAGTAATAATTCTAAATAAGCATTTTCTTCTAGCAATTTCACTACAGGTTCGCTTTCTAATTGTAATCGAGCCTGCCAATGTTGGCGCATATCGTCATTTTCTTGTAATGAAAGGAATTTAGCTTTTCGTTGAGCAAGTAAAGTTTCATAACTGAGTTCTTGTACAACTTTTGGTACAGGCAAATTGTTCAAGTCAATAATATTGTTCATGATTTATGGCCTAATAAAAGATGGTTTTCTTTGATATGTTGCTGATATTGCCCGCGTGCGACATAACTTGCCACAATGCCACCTTCAACCAATTCAGGTTTAAATTGTGTGATCTGTACTCGAGGTTCCCAACGATTAATCGCTGTAACAGCGCAAGCCGCCAGTTGTAATAACAATGTGTGGCTAATGGGGCGGTCTATTAACATTGGGATTAAACTGCCATATTCACGCCGCTGAATACGCGAGCCAACTGGCGTTAGCAAAATATCGGCAATGGATTGTTTAATGTGGTCGCTTTCGTTTTTTAATGTTTCGCCAGTGTATCGATTCAT